TTATCCTACTATTACTTCTGGTAAATCAACGAAGGTAATCATCGTCTCTACCCCACACGGTATGAATCACTTCTACCGTATGTGGCATGATGCGGAGAAAGGTGCAAACGAATATGTACCGACAGACGTTCATTGGTCAGAGGTACCAGGTAGGGATGAAGTCTGGAAAGAACAGACCATCAAGAACACATCTGAGCAACAATTCAAGATTGAGTTTGAGTGTGAGTTCCTTGGATCTGTCGATACTTTGATTGCTCCCAGTAAATTAAAATCCTTAGTTTATGATAATCCATTAACTCAAAATGCTGGACTTGACGTTCACGAACAACCAAAGAAAGACAATGATTATGTAATTACAGTTGACGTTGCTAGAGGTGTTGGAGAAGATTACTCAGCATTTATCGTTGCCGACATCACAACTTTCCCACATAAGGTAGTTGCCAAATATCGTAATAATACGATCAAACCAATGTTGTTCCCCAACATTATCTGGGAAGTTGCTAAGTCATATAACAATGCATTTATACTTTGTGAGGTAAATGACATTGGAGACCAGATAGCTTCTATTCTACAATATGATCTTGAATATCAAAACCTTCTCATGTGTGCCATGAGAGGTAGGGCAGGTCAAGTTGTCGGACAAGGGTTCTCTGGAACTAAAACACAACTTGGTGTCAAGATGTCCAAGACTGTCAAGAAGGTGGGATCACTCAACTTGAAGACGATGATTGAAGAGAATAAACTATTGTTGAATGACTATGAGATCATATCAGAACTGACTACATTCATTTCGAAAGGTAATTCATTCGAAGCAGAAGAAGGATGTAACGACGACTTGGCAATGTGTCTTGTCATCTACGCGTGGTTAGTTGCACAAGATTACTTTAAGGAACTGACTGACCAGGATGTTCGTAAGAGATTATACGAAGAACAGAAGAATCAAATTGAACAGGACATGGCTCCATTTGGATTCCTGAACGACGGTCTTGATGAGAGTGCATTCGTTGATAGCGAGGGTGATAGATGGACTACTGCTCCTACAATGGATGAATATGGAAATACTGCGGGTGGTTGGACTCTCTGGGATTACTAATGGATTTAGATGAACAACTAGAAATCAATCACTTATTTTTAACAGATAGAAAATGTAAGAGTTGTGGAGAGGTAAAGAATTTGGTTGATGGGTTTTATAGAACACGAAAAGATAGAGGAGCAGTTCCCTCTTCATATTCATACATTTGTAAGGAGTGTTTTATAGAAGCTGTCAAAGAAAGGAAAAGGGATAAATTACCCAAGTCAAGGTGGGAATATCCAGATTGGTAGTTTACGTCCTGTTTACCCTCTCAAAAAGGTCAAATTTCTAAATATTAATAGTTAAACTGAGACCCACAGGAGAGATAAACAATGCCTACTCCTCAATTATCTCCAGGAGTATTAGTCAGGGAAGTTGACTTAACTGTTGGAAGAGCTGAGAACGTTCTTGACAACATTGGTGCTATCGCTGGTCCATTTTCAATCGGACCTGTAAACGAGCCAATCACCATCGAGACTCAACAGCAATTCCTGGATACTTTTGGACAGCCAATCGGTACTGATAGACAGTATGAGTACTGGATGACCGCTAGTTCATTCCTCTCCTATGGTGGAATCCTTAAAGTTGTCAGAGTCAGTGGCACAGATCTGAACAATGCTAATGCAGGTGTTGGTGCTGCTAATACGACTGTTCTGATTGAGAACAAGGATGATTATGAACTTAATCACACATCAGATACTTCTTACTATTACTCAACCAGAAATCCTGGTCGATGGGGCAATGGTTTAAGAGTTTGTACTATTGACAACAAGGCAGACCAAATCATTAGTATTGCATCAACCAATCCAGGATCATTAAATTTAGTCGTAGGATATGGTGTATCTGTAGCAAGAACAAATGTAAGTATCCCTGGTAAAGGTTCTGTCAATAGTTTTAGTGGTCAACTGAAAGGTATCATCACTGGTGTCACTACTGATGCAGTGAATTCAAACAGTTCAATTGAAGTAAGAGTCCTTGGTAGACTAGTCCCAGGTACAGATGACTATCAAACAACTGGTATTACTACAAACTCTGCCACTTTTGCTGAGAATGCTACAACTGTAAGTATCAATAGTTCTTCAGGTCTTTCGACAACAAATGTTGATGCAGGAACTCAGTTCGTTTCCTTCACTAACAATGGTGCATTGAAGGTAACTGCATTTACCTCATCGACTGTTACAGTGGCAACAGGTGTTGCTAACTCTGTAACGAGTGTTGGTCTTGGAGTCACATTCTTCAATAGAGTTTCTACTGGAGGAACGTTTACTTCAGCAAAATATCAACAGGGCTTCGATGGTTCATCCTTCGTTGCTTCAGATACTCTGACAATCACCCCTTCAACTGGAGTAGCATATACTTCTACTGTTACTGGAGGTTCTGTAAGTGACTGGTATGATCAACAGACACTTGGTTTGACCAATTCCACACTGTATTGGAAAAATATCGCTCCAAGACCAGTTGACACACAATATGTTACTGAGAGAAAAGGAAGTAACGACGCAATTCACGTTGTCGTTGTAGATGATACGGGTGATGTAACTGGTATCCAGGGTAACATCCTTGAGAGATTTGTCTCGCTGTCTAAAGCATCTGATGCCGAAGCAGATGGAGATGCACCTACTAAGACATACTACAAAGATTATTTGGCATTAAATTCTCAGTATATCTTTGCTGGTTACAACCCATCAATCAAAGAAGATACCTACTACAACACAATTCCAAGAGCCTCTGGTTTCTCAACCTCAACAAGTTTTACACCATATACTGTTGCTCAGGGTCTGTGGGGTCAAACTGCAGCAAATAATCACTTTGCTTCACTTGGTTCAGTATCATATCCCCTTGCAGGTGGTGTTGATTACGGTGCAAACGGTAGTATGGCGCCTGAACTCGGTAATATTCTTACAGGTTATAATTACTTCGCTAATAAAGACGAGATTGAAGTTGATTACTTGATCATGGGTCCTAGTTTGCCCACCGAAAGTGAATCACAAGCAAAAGCTAACCTTTTGATTTCTATTGCTGAAGATAGAAAAGATTGTGTTGCTACAATCTCTCCACATAGAGAAAATGTTGTTAATGTCACGAATTCAGCTACTCAGACAAACAACATTCTGGGATTCTATGCACCTATCTCATCTTCATCGTATGCAATCCTAGATACTGGATACAAGTATACATTTGATAGATTTAACAATCAATTCCGTTATATCCCAACTAACGGTGACGTTGCTGGTCTGTGTGTCAGAACTTCAATCGAGGCTTATCCTTGGTTCTCACCTGCTGGTCTCCAGCGAGGTGTTCTTAATAACGCAGTAAAACTTGCATACAATCCAACTAAGAACCAAAGAGATCAACTTTATGGTTCTAGAATTAACTCGATTATTACACAAAGAGGTGCAGGTACTGTACTGTTTGGTGATAAGACGGCACTGGGTTATGCTTCCGCGTTTGATAGAATCAATGTAAGAAGATTGTTCCTTACTGTTGAACAATCACTGGAAGGAGCTGCTAACGCTCAACTCTTCGAACTTAACGATGCAAATACGAGATCTAATTTCGTAAACATTGTTGAGCCTTACCTCCGTGATATTCAAGCAAAGAGAGGTCTCTATGACTTCTTGGTAGTTTGTGACGAAACAAACAACACACCTGATGTCATTGATAACAATGAGTTCAGAGCAGACATCTTCCTGAAACCAACCAAGTCTATCAACTACGTCACTCTGACGTTTGTTGCTACCAGAACTGGTGTTGACTTCCAGGAAGTCGTTGGTACTGTTTGATTTTTTATTAAATAACTACGGAGGATTAACCAATGGCAGAAACTAAAACCCTTTCACAATTCAAGTCGAGATTGGCGGGTGGGGGTGCCCGCCCCAATCTATTTGAAGTCTCGATTCCATCTTTCCCTTCAGCTATTTCAGAAGCATGGGGAAGTGGTGATACAGGAGAAAATGGTACTTTCAAATTTCTTTGTAAAGCTGCTCAACTCCCTGCTTCTAACACCAACTCATTTGAAGTTCCTTTTAGAGGAAGACAACTCAAGATCGCTGGTGATAGAACATTCGATGCATGGACAGTCAGAATCATTAATGATGAGGACTTCCAACTTAGAACAGCATTCGAAAGATGGGCAAACGTCATCAGTAAACTTGATGATGCAACTGGTGTAACCAACCCATCGTCTTATATGACCGATGCATACGTGGCTCAACTCGGCAGAGGTTCTGAGAAGTTTGCAACCAGTAACAGTGGTGGTGAGTCTTCAGTATTGAGAACTTATAAGTTCTTCGATATCTTCCCAACACAGATTGGTGCAATCGAATTGAGTTATGACAATGGTGATCAGATCGAAGAATTTGATGTATCATTCGATGTTCAGTACTTTACTATCGGTGAATCTGATCAGAGCACTGGTGGTAATACTGGAGAGGTTCTGATTCGTTGATAAATAACTAGACAAGAAGTCTAGTACAAATCATAATGGCCAGATTATTTGGTTTTTCAATTGAAGATAACGAGAAGAATCCACCTGGCGTAGTTTCTCCGATCCCTCCTTCTAATCAGGATGGATCTGAGGCCTTCGCCAGTAGTGGATTTTTTGGTAGTTATAATTTAGACATCGAAGGTCTCTACAGAAATGAGACTGATCTAATTCGTAGATATAGGACAATGGCACTCTATCCAGAGTGTGATAGTGCGATTGAAGATATTGTAAACGAAGCAATCGTTGCTGATACAAACGATTCACCTGTACAGATTGAACTGTCAAATCTGAATGCAAGTGATAAGATCAAAAAAATTGTAAGAGAAGAGTTTAGATATATTTGCGAACTTCTTGATTTTGATAAGAAGGCACATGAGATTTTCCGTAACTGGTATATTGATGGAAGACTCTACTATAATAAGGTCATTGACCAAAAGAATCCTCAGGATGGAATTCAAGAACTGAGATATATTGACGCTTCGAAAATCAGATACGTCCGTAAACTTAAAAAACAAGATAAAACTGTTGGTAATGTAAGGGATGACTTCGGTCAGTCTGCAAATCCAACTGCATATAATTTCCCTGAAATTGAGGAGTATTTCCTGTATACTCCAGATATGGGAACCTCTAGAGGTGGTTATGGAGGTAATCCACAAAAAGGAATCAAGTTGACTCGTGATTCTGTTGCCTATTGTACCTCTGGTTTGGTGGATAGAAACAAGGGTTTGACTCTTTCTTGGATGCATAAGGCAATCAAACCTCTTAATCAGTTGATGATGATTGAGGATTCGCTCGTTATCTACAGACTTTCAAGAGCACCAGAACGTAGAATTTTCTATATTGATGTTGGTAATCTTCCAAAGGTAAAGGCAGAACAATACC